TTGGATACGCTATCGTCATCTTCATCCTTGGCCTTTTTTGCATCAGCCTCATCTTTGGACTCTTTGGCTTAATCTTTCCGACCGGAAATAAAAATAGGGAGGATGTCATGATTCGTTATACTTTAATAATTTTACTTGTTGCCACAATGGCCATGGCGGATAATATTTATTTAAAGAATGGTAACGTGTTAATGAATGTAAAGATTTTAAAACAAACGAATGAATGGATTTATATTGAAAGCACAAAAGGTAAGGCTCGTATAAGTAACTCAATGATTTTAAAAATCATCTCTATTCCGTTTAATCCGGATGTTAAATCCGAAGTAATTGAAGCAAGCCCTCTATTAAAACAATCAAGTAATACAAAGTATCCAAACCTCAAGCTTTTACCAATAAGCGTTATTGCCTTTGCGCTGGCATGGGATTATGGTTCCCAAATAAATGATATATCAAAGTCTATAAAATCAGCCAAAGAAAACGGATGGCCATACAATTACTTGGAATCACAAAGAACCAGAAAGAGAATCTTGTTTGTGGGGTTTATAGCTGCTGGTATAGCAAATGCAATTATATCTTTTCAAAATGTTGAAGTTTCAGCAACATCTAATAAAATAAGTCTTACATACAGATTTTAGGGAACTTGAACAAGCTCGAATAGGACATAATTTTTATGAAAACTATATGTAATATTCTTGGCTCTATGATTTAATCCATTTAATACAAAACGTTTCTCAATATCTTTGAACTTAACAATATCGATGAGTTTTATTTTCTTTAATGTATTACCGGTTAAAAAGTAATCTTTATAAATATTAAATGCCATATTGGTTATGTAATGAATTTTATATCGTCTTTGAGCAGAGCCGACGCCACGATTAACACGGTATTTATAATTATTGATAGCGTCGCCAATTCCGTAGAATTTTAATTGAAATTGTTTTACGCTTGTTATCATTGAATGGTTTTCAAAGTTTGCTCCAGGTAAACTATAAAGAATACCATCACCGCTTTCAACATCATTATATTGAAAATAACCACCGGCATTCGTTCCACTACCATCATCGTCAAGCGTACCTTCACCCCCAGAATCTGTAATAAGATCTGCTGTATAATCACCATACTGCTGCGCTCCGGATCTAACAGTAAATAACTCATCTATAATATTCGTTCCGTCTATAATAAAATTTTCTTTGGTTTTTTGTGATTTTGTTCCAGAAACAATATTCTCATTAATAACCGTAATATCCGGGATAGAAAAATATTCAGAGAATTCTGTTGTATCCTTGCTCATGTCGAGTGTGGCTTTAACTTCAATATACTTTACAAAATCAACATTTTCTATAATATCTAACTGTGAAATATCATCATTGGAAATAGTTTGTGTTGAACCATTTGTTCTCGAAACAATGTATAGTTTCCCATTAAGTGAATAAATAAAAGCACCTATAGCTATAACAAATTTTCTGAGGAATGTTGAAATTAAACTAGTGTTGCCCTGGCGATTAATAAATAAATCTTTAATCGCATAATCTCGTTGAAGTGCATCATTGTATTCTGTGAATTTTAAATTGGGATCAAAATATATTGAATTTATATCACATAGATTTGCTATGTTTGTAAACAGGGCATTAATGGTAATAGTGTTTGAATATGATGCGTCCGCCATTGTTTTATCGTTCTTCCAGAAATATGCTATACGGTCAAGAAAAGTAAGACGTATCTGGCGATACTTAAAGCTACTACCATCCCAATACCAATTTATTTTTTGAGTTCTGGCATTATCCAGAATCCCTTGCCAGAAAATTTGATTATCAATATAGATATCAATAAATATCTCATCTATTTTATTTGAGTTTAAAATAGATTCTGTTTCAAATTCATTATTTATGTTATCAAATTCTATTTTCAAAAATGCAAAACGGAAAGTTTGAGAAGATGGCTGGACTTCAAGCGGTATTTTAAGATCATATATTCCAATGATCTGTGATGCCATATTTTTCGAATAAGATGTTGTATCATTATAGTATATCCGGATACGGATATCTTTTCCGGAAGGAAGTTTGTAATTACCTGTACTCGATGGGAAATACCATTCTTTAACTGCCATGTTAATAACTTATTTTTTCTAAAACTTTATTCCCATTCTCAACAATAATTGCCAACTCAGAGCTATCAATGCTCACATCCAGCTTCAAATTCTTAATCGTTTCTTTTAGATCGCTGATCATATTTTTCAGTTCACCAATTGGAGCACTACTGGCATTTATTTGCGGAGTCAATATAATTTTAGGCATAACCTTTGCCATAAACTCTGCGCCACGTTGATTCAACGGTATAACAGCTTCACTATCACCAGCTTCACCAACAAGTGCCAATACTTCCTTTTTAGCAATGCCACCTTTTTCGAATTTCATCAGACCACGAATGGCGCTTCTTATTCCAGCTATAAGTGCTGGTATTGCTGCAAAACCAATCGCAACGCCTATTGGACCCTTGGATGCAAACCAGGAAAAGAGCTTCACGGCAATTTGTCCAATATAAATACCAATCGATTTTAATATTTGCCATCCTTCTTTTAATAACGCAGTAATTGAAACATTTGATCGAGCGGCCGTCTGGGTTTTGGTAACCTTGGTTTTTGTTTTTTCAACTAAAGTGTGAATAAAGCTTTCCTTGGTTTTAGTTATGATAAAATTCTTTAGCATATCCTTAATAGTCATTGCAAAGGATTGTTTCATGCTTTCCCAGATCTGTTCTCTACGTTCCTTGCCACTCATTTCCATGTCCAGGATAGTATTGAAAAATTCATCATATCCAGCGCTTAATGAATTGAAAAACCAGCGACTCCGTTCAATTTCCATTTGCCACAAAGTCTCATATGTTCTGCCTTGCTCTTCGGCGCTTTCTTTTGCAGCTCTGGCTTCCTGCTGAATTTTCTCATTATGATAATCGGTAATGTCACTAATATTTTTAAAACGTTCTGCATAAAGTTCGCGCCATTTTTTCTGTGTTTCTTCCAGTTGTTTGCTAATCTTTTTTTCTAAATCAATAATCCTGGATCCAAGCTTATCAATAGCATTAATTTCTTTGTTTGTTTCATCTGTTTCTTTGTCTCTTTCTTCATTTAATTTTTTTATTGTTTTAGATAAGATTTCCTTCTTTTTTCGCAATAATTCAAGCTCTTTACCCAATTCATTTAATTTTTCTGTCTGGGCATCAAAAGCTATTGTGGACAGACTGGAGCCGGTAAGAATGGCTGTAACATAATCCATAAAATCGGGTTTAGCGCTTTTTAAATTTTCGCTAATTTCGCGAATTCGCAAATCCAATCGGAACAACTCCATTTCTGCTTGTTCCAGATTAAACGTTTTGACTTCTTCTCGGAAATCACTTAATTCTTTCTTAGCGTCTTTGGTATGACCACTCAACAGGAAAAATGCGCTAGCAAGCGCTCCCAGTCCAATCAAAAGCCATCCACCAGGGCCTATACTTGCTAACAATCGGGCAATTGCAATACGCAGCGTTGATAGCATGGGAATTACCTTCCAGCCAATTGCAATTAAAGCACCAAATCCAATTACCAACTTACCTATGCCGATTTTTTCAATGGCATCTCGAATACCGAAAAGATTTGTTTTAATAGCAGAATTAATTAATTGCAAAGTGACCATTATAAGCCCAAACCAACCCAATAAGCTTTTTAACGAAATTCCCAGAAAATTGATAGCATTACTCATCATCATGATTTTAGGAACACCCCTCTGGGCAACACTAATAAAAACCAATAATGCCCCAACAGCAAGAGTAATTGGTTTTGGTAATTCATTAAAGAAATTCATTAATTTTTTGACCGCCATTCCAATCGGTTTAAGAAATTTGTCAGCAAATGATTTTAATTTCTGAAAAATATCGCGGATGCCAAGGAAATTAGTTTTCCAGGCAGTATAAAGCAGTGTTGCTGCAGTAACAATAAGCCCGACATAACCCAAAATTGTTTTAATTGAAACACCCAGAACGGTTATGGATGTATTCCAGGCATTAAACATGGGAACCAGTTTCCAGCCCGCTGCCGTAAGTGCCCCGACAACAAGAATAAACGTCCGCGTACCATCATCTAATTTTATAAACCATTCCAATAATTTTACAATGATGCCTAAAACGGAAGCTGCTGCAGGCATGAATATTTTACCCAATTTCAGCGCTGCATCTTCTGTGCGAGCTGCAACTTTCTTTTTAATATTTGCGTAACTATCTGCGGTTCTGGCCATATCTCCTATTGCGGCTTGGCTACCCTCCACAATAAGCTTATATGCTAACTCTGCTTTTGTAGCTGCATCTAAAACACCTTTACCATCCCAAACACCTTCATTCATTGCTTTCTGCTTTATAGTTGTCTCGTTGAGGACAACACCGTATTTTTTCATAGTCTCAAAATTACCAACCAAAGCACTTTGAATATCCATTATAACCTGTTCAGTTGATAAATTGTTGAAACTGCCGAGATCTGCAGCCAATTTAACGACCTCAAAGCTGAGCTCTCCAGCCTTTTCTTTCGCAACTCCCATTGGCACAAGAAGATCCTGAATAGAAGACAGGAATTGGCTGGCTTCTCTTTGGGACATTGCAAAGTTCTTGACTAATTCTTTTCTCCAGGCGATTGCCTGTTGAGTCATGCCCTGGAAAACAACATTGAATTTACTATTGGCCTCTTGAAAATCTGATGCAGCATTTATCACCTTATTAAGACCTAAAATAACTCCAGAAGTAGCTGCAGTAATTGCGATCCAATTTTTTTTGAAACTTTCAGTTAGCGTTTTTAAACGGCTTTTAGATTTCTGTGTGGTTTTGTCTACTCTTTCTCCAAATTCTTCTACTTTCGTTATCGCATTTTTATTATCCAATATTATTTTGATAACAAGCTCATTAACTGTTGCCATCTAACCTTCCTCTTGCGATAATTCAAAAATGATATGCCGAACCCCAACCCATTTGACGGCCTCTATCAACTCAATGTTTTCTTCAATCCATTTGGCCTGCTGTATATTCCCATCCGATATTTGATATAGGAAGAAATCCCATGGATATAGATCTACGAGGGCGTGATTGTTTTCCCCAGCAAGGCCAAATTCACGAATAAGCTCCGCAACCTTTTTGTCAGTCGCGGATTTAAGGATAAAAAACTTTCAATTACTTCATCAAGTGTTTCATACTCAACTTCATCCCATTTAATGCCTTTGACATTCTGGCCAGGGAAAATAATTTCCATGAATTCCGGAAGTTTTTTATCAATAATCTGGGAAATTAATTCTGCAATATCTGTTTGCTCGGTTACCTCCAGATCCTTCATAATCTGGCTCATTTTTTTTACCTGACCGATGGTAAGTGGGTTTAGTTGAAGTTTTTTATCCTGGATTTTAAATGATTTACGCAATTCGGCCTTCATTTTATCTCCTTTTTATGCTGACCTAAAACTCGTTAATTCGCCTAATTCCAATTGTGCATTATCAAAATCGAAAGTAATGCTCATAGGAAGACGCACTCCAGCGCGCACGATTTTAACAGGGCTCGCTGGCAATATTTTCTGGCTGACGCTTATTCGCTTATTTTCTCCGGCAGTGAAACTGACAGTGCTCTGATATGTTGCCAGCAATGTTCCATTATCATCTACCGTTTCGATAAATATTTTTATCGACTGTGTGGTTGTTTCTGTATTTTTCGCATATATGGAGAAAGTAAATTTGAGCTCATCTTCAAAGGGTGCCAGAACATCATAATAAATCCCAAGATCATCGACAACTCCGGACCCGGTAACTCGTTGCGCATTTCCTTCTCCGGAAAGGAATGATGTAACTATTGATCCGGTAACTCCGCTTTCTACGCTCCAGCCATCTGCTATACCGTCCGAATTTGAATCTGTTTCGAACTTCCCGTCAGCAGCAATCAAATTTTCATAGTGAATAACATCGTTTTCTATAGCAGTTTGAGCAAGTATATTGACCACATGAGCATCGGCGACAGAGAAAGGTCGATCCAGACCGGCAGCCACAAATACGTTTTTTATTCTCATAAGACTTTCGAAGCCAACGATAATTATTTCCTGCTTTTTATCTCTCCGCCCGTTAATATTTTGAACGAGAGTCTGGTTGGATTGCAACAGTTGCGCAGATAATTTGTAAAGAGTAGAGTACTGCCGGATGTTACCATCCAGCAGCTCGATTTTCTGCGGATCTCCGGTGACCTGAATATCTTTTGAATATCCCAGGTGTAAAATATCGTTTAACGAATCATAAATCGATATTTGCCCGGGTCCGGAATAAATCGATAATGGATTTGCCATATTTCACCTCATTAAACCGGGAACGTTACCCAGTCATCCGGATTTTGAGTTACCCTTTGCCCGGTAACAGTAATTTTGTGGGGTTCGCCAGGTTTAAATGGTCTTTCGACTGGAGTGGACAAGAATATTCCGGATACCTGGTAAGTATTCCCATCTACTGCAGTAATACGAACATAAGCCTTGGTAGTCTTATAAGACTTCAGGGTGGTTAGTGTCGCATTGTCTGTCTGTACCAGCTCAAGGGATATTTTACCCAATCCGGTCAGGGGGACTTCATTCTGGTCAGATAATTCCGCTTTGTTCGGTTCCCAGGAAATTACGGCATTCGCATTCATAAACCCCAGATCCGTCCATGTAATCCCATCTGGCGATACTTCTACTTTTGCTGCTGGTCCGCTATAGATTTTACTGGCGTCGGCTGCCATCGCTATTCTCCTTTAATTTTTTGAATTCTTGTTTTAAGTTTTGATAATCTTTCTGAAGACGTTGATACTCCAACTCAATTTTCTTGTATTGCGCTTCCAAAAATCCATATTGAGTAAAAATTTTAAAATATTTTTCCCGCCATATATCAACTTCTTTTTGTAGTTTGTCAACTCGATTGCGGAGTTCAATTACTTCACTATGCAATTCCTTACGAATGCGATCCGCTGCAGCTCTTATTTGTTCTTCAGTTTCTATTTCAAGCCTTTTTTCTTCAATTTGATCTTTTGATTTCCCGCGTAAATAATCCCAGAATCCTTTTCCAAATGCTCCAAATATGCCTGCTATAATTGCCACAATTATTTCCATTTAAACCTCCTTAACAATTAGCAAAAGATCATATTCGTAGATATAGCCTGAATCTGTTTGCGCTGTAAAAGTAATTTTATAAGTTTTCGCATCATCTCCTGCTTTTATTACTTGAGAAATTGCGCTCCCACTTACAGACAAACTTCCATCTAAAATAGTAGAGCTAACATCAGTCACTCCATCAAATGCTTTAACAGTGCTGTTGATGCTATTTATTATATCTCCGGTTTCCAGGACATCGGCAAAATCGACAACTATTTTGAATTTTTCCGATGGCTGTTTGTATACTCTCTCCAGCTTGTAATGACGATCCGCACTGCTCAATTTGGGTACTTTAAATATTGCACTCATAATCAACCTTTAGGAATTCTATTTTTTGCCATTCTAAACTTTGAAGGAATTCTATCATAAAGATCAACAGGTTTACCCTCAATATGGTTTCTGTTTTTTTTGACCTTTTTAAATTTGCCCGGTATTGTTTTGGGATTTTTATAATGTCTTTCTTTTACTTCAGCAGCGTCCTCTTTCCACACCTGCAGAATGGCTTTGGTGCCATCAGCAGAAAAAGCTATTATTTTTGAGCAGTTCTTGCCAACGCTATATTCTTTGTTGGCATATATTTCATCTGGGTGATCCGTTTTTCTTACAACTACAAATCCTATTTTATCCATTATCCATACTCTTATTTATTTGATTAAAAACATTTTTTCGCGAATGGTATGATTGACAATGTTTGCACAAACCAAGAAAACTGGAAATGCTTTTGTTTAACCTCTCTGCTTTAATCTCATTATTTTTGTAAAAACGACCGAGTTTTCTGAACTTCTTTATATTCTTTTTATAAATCCGTTTTCTTAATATCGTATAATCGGGGAAAAGACGATACCCAAGGAAATCAATTCCTTTATCAATTACATCTATTCTGGTTTTTGAGTTTAAATTCAACTTCAAATCATCAAGAAAATTTTTTACAAAAGTCAGTATTTTTTTCAAATATTTTTTATCCGGATGAAGTATTACAAAATCATCCATATATCGAACATAATACTTAACTCCAAGATCATCCTTTAAAAAATGATCAAGTTGGTTTATATATATATTGGCAAACAACTGTGAAGTTAAATTCCCTATTGGTATTCCTTTTGTTTTTTGATTAGAGTCAATTATTTCATCAAGAATGATTAACGTTCTTTTGCATTTTATTTTTTTCTTAATTAACTGTTTTAATATCTCATGATCTATTGAATTATAATATTTTTCAATATCAGCTTTTAAATAATAAATTCGCTTGTTGTTTCTGATCAATTTATCAAGGAAATACCGTAATCTTTTCATTCCTGCGATAGTTCCTTTCCCTTTTCTACAGGCATAACTGTCATAAATAAAAGTTTTATCGAACATAGGTTCTACAACATTATTGATGGCGTGTTGAGCAACGCGATCCCTAAAAGGAAGAGCGAATATAGTTCTTTTTTTGGGATCATGAACTTCAAATTCAAAATATTTGCCTGTTTTATACATCATATATCTTAACTCGTTATGTAAAATGATTAAATTTTCTTCAAGATTTTGTGTAAACAACAAAACCTCTTTTTTATATCTTTTTAATTTTCTTGCGTTTAAATATGCCCTGTAAATATTGTCGTATTGATATATCTGCTCGTGCAAATTCCCTTTTCTTTTCATCCTGCATCCCTTTTAATACAATCTTATTTTGCATATTCGGCGAACCTACTAATCCAAAATAAGCAGTTCTAATTTTTGCCTTTATAATTAGACAAGGAACGATACTCCTTTTGATTAATTTTGCACTGACTAATAGCCCATAAGCTACCAGCATCTGGCTACAAATAAGAGCGGGACGGAACCCAATGTTCCAATTGCGATTCGTGCGAGCGTTGTTCAAGTTCAACGCAAACACGCCGGCATTGGAGCCATTGTTCCAATTGCCACCACGGATCGGGAGCCGTCGTTTCAGCATCGCCCCTCCGATTTAATCCAACCGCCTAACATTTTTCCAATTTCTACAAGCATTAAAGATAATCTTTCATATTTTTTAAAAGGCAGAAATCCCATGTCTTTAGCCATTCTTACATAATTCTTTAATAATTCCAGCTCAACATCAAGATCGTACAGTTTTGTTAGTTTACTCTTACTTTTATTTGCTCGAATTATCAGCCGTAATCCATTAATGGCTATTCTTTTTATTTCAGATGCCAAAGCAAATTTTTCTGACTTTGGGAATTGCCTTAGTGCTATGTGTAAATAAATTAGCGTATCATAATATTTTTGATATATTTTCAAATCCTTCATAAAACAGATTACCAGTTTAACAGATTACAGAAAAACAAAAGCGGGACGGAACCCAATGTACCAATTGCGATGCGTGCGAGCGTAGTTCAAGTTCAACGCAAACACGCCGGCAAGGGAGCCATTGATCCAAGTGCCACCACGGAGCGGGAGCCGCTCACCTGAATTATTCCAGTAAGTATGATCTGCGCCATGCTTATTTTGTCCTGTCTGCACAGGACCAATCGCCAATTTTTTCAGGTCATCGGAAGCGCCCGCTAAATCATCAAATTGGATATTAAAACTTCCAATTGTCCCTGTTCCAATGTTGCTGAAAGTTATAGAGGAAGCACCATCCCAATTAATGTAATAACCCGTATCATACCAATCCGCTTCCAGTGCATTAAAACTATTTCCAGGTTTTGTGGGGGATGAATCTAAATCTCCAGCCACATATATTTTCCCGTTTACCAGCTTCATCCCGTCCAACCATTCCCATATATTCCCGTTCATATCAAAAATCCCGTTCGGATTTCCGTTATGGCTGGTCTTTCTTCCGGCGCTGCCGCCCAGCCACCGGGATGGGTTCGGTCCGCCGAAGTTATTTCCGGGCGCCATATATCCAACTACACCGGAATCATTTGCATCATCTCCATAGCTATTGTTTCCGTATGGCTGCAAGTTGTTCGCCTGGCACCACAATGCCACGGCTGCCCACTCGGCGTTGGTCATTAGGTGCCAGCCATTTATGCCATTTCCGTTCATGTTTTGGCATGCCCTTCTTGCCGCATCGAAGTCGATCTTTACGCGCGGATCTTGATATGCTTTACTTTGCGCAATGTAATTGTGCGTAGATCCGGCTACATATGGATTTGCAGAATCAGACGGGTTGGTATCCCCCAGGATGCTTTCCGTCGCCGGATCGATTAGAATGGCCTGGTATTGTCCTATAAATATCGCATCCACCTCTTTACCGTTAACTATAAACGCCGGATGCACCTGGGTGGAATTAAAGCCGTTGGTGGGATCCCAGTTGAATTTATCGATTCTAACTACTTCGTTTGGTCTACCATTTTTGTCTGGTAAAATCTCATTTAACATCTTAATCTTCCTGTATTATTTGAGCTGTCACTTTGATTGTATGAGCCTTTCCAGAAAAATCGCGCTCCGGAGCCATTTTAATAAATACATCATCGAGCGTCACTTTGCTATCAAGGCTTTTAGCCAAAATAATTTGCTTCGCACTGCTGCGCTTTTTTAATTCATCAACAATTTCTGTATTTGTAGCCAGTATGGTAAATTCTAATTTTGAAAGATGCCCTTTTTTTATTTTGTTTCCGTCAGATATTTCAATTTCAATTGGTTCGGAACTGTAATTTGCACCCTCTAATATGTGAATTGTATAAGTGCCATTCTGAAGATCAAAAAGCTCAATTTCGATAATTGGAGAACCAAATATGCCCAGAGATACTGCCATTTTTATTCCTTATTGATTTTTTTCTCATAATATCTCGAACCAAACCAAAATGTCATAACAATTCCATTCCAGATCACCAATGCTTCCGGAGGCGGCTCATTAATGAGTCTGGTCATATATCCAATAATCCATAAACCACCCAAAATCCCATATAAATATGTAAAAAGTGGCCGAATTAGAGCCCTTAAAATCAAAACCCACCGTGGAATTTCCGTCGCACGACCCTCGTATTCCAAAAAAAACTTTTGCATCAAATCTCTTTCCTGAAGGCTATATTCTAATAATTTAAGCCTGAATGCCTGGCGAAATTTTGCCTGCATATTTTTATCCGGAATTAAACTGGAGGCTGCTTTATCGGCAATATTTAATATTTTATCCAGAATCATTTTACTTTTTCTACTTGAATATTTTTAACCGTAAATAATCCATTGAAATATTTGGACAGCTTTTACCATAATTAAACTCATAATGGCCATAAACATTCTCAATTGAAATGCTATATTCCTTCATTAACAGTTTTAGAAGCTGGACCAGGCTATTTATTTGCTCTTTTGTGAATGTATTTATACCCACCAGGGCAATCCCGATGCTATCATAATTATGGCCTTTTGTATGTGCACCCACCCTCCAGATTTCCCTTCCTTCCATGATCATACCATCAGATTGTGGCTGTGGCATGCGTTGTTTTAAATCCTGATACTTGGGGTATGCATTTGTAATTAAAAAATGATAGCCAATGCCTTCCCAACCTCTTTGTTTGTGCCAGGCATTTACAGCCTCAACATCACCCCATTCGCTGTCAGTATTATGTATGATTATTTTGTTAATCTTGCGCATGATCTTTTCATTGTTTTAAAAACCCGATTAATAAAAAAGGCGGCGGTTCGGGCTCAGGCACCGCCGCCTCTTCGGCCAGCAATCCGGGAGGATGCGGGGTTAAGATTCGGCGTTAATTGAGGCTGGCGGTTCACTTTCGTTTTGCGGAGAAGCCATTGCCTCTTCAATTACCTTTAAAATTTCTGCCTTCTTCTTCGCATCTCCCAGTTCAATGCCCCGATCTTTGGCAAAATTTCGCAATTCATTTATGGTATATTCTTCCAGGGGCTTTTCTTCTTTCTCCAGAGCAGGGCATCGATACCCCCAGCGTACCATTTCTTCTGCGGCTTCAACCGAAACCATTGCTTTGCCATTTTTAAATTGAAATCCCAGTCGAATTCCTTCAAAATCCGGATTTGGAGTCAGAACTTCTACTAACTTTTCTTTTGCCATATTACCCTCCTTATATATGGCAGGCTCATCATTCACTGATGGCCTGCCTGATCTCTTCTGGCCCATTCCGGGCTTCTGGCGGATTACAAATTAATTGTTAGTTACAATCTCCAGCCTTTGCTTTGCACCAGGGCAGTGTCGTTTTGCAGCACCAGGACCATGTCCATGTTTACATTATTGATGATGAAATTCCCGATTTGTCCGGCATAACGCCCTTTTAAACCAACAGATGTTAAAGCAGTCAGATCAACTCGCTCACCCCAGCGTACAGCAAAAATGGAACTACAATCAGTTGAAAGTCCAACGGTTTCGTTAAACGGCAAAAGCGGCGTCCCATCTTTTTTGTAGCCGGCACCACGAATCACAACATCGCCGATCATCTCGACGGTGTTACCGAGTTCATCTTTGCTCTGGCGATAGTAACCCAAATTCTTGGCGATAGTCAGCCAACGAATTTTTAAAAACTCATTCATATAGGCATGAGTTGCACCACCTCTTACGGTTGCAAAAAGTTTCAGCAATTCTTCAATTGCCTTTTGCTGATTTGCAACCGCAGCGTCTGAATTTCCAAGAGTCAATTGCAAACCATCTGTAGCTACCGTTTTGACCCAGGATACATTGACAATTTTGCGAATACCATCAAAGCTTTCCGGATCAATCGCGCTATCGCCTTCAAAAAACTGCTCTTGGAAAATCCAACCGGCTTCCATTGCTTTCAATTTGGTCTGCACAGCCAGTTCGGTTTCCGGATCTTCATTCCGATCTTCCAGAATCACATCAACTTTAGCATCGAAACTGACGATCTTTTTGGTATATGCCGGATAAGACGGAGTGGGACCGGTGGCAACGTTATCCTCATTTAAAGATCGGAATATGGTGGTTGGTGTTTCTGCTTCGCGCGCTTTTTTCACGCTGTCTGCATTCCCGGCACGGGTATAAAACTGGATATCCCGTACAATGGGAGCAGTGGCTTCCAAACCTTCAATAGCCAGCAAGCTAACAGGATCAGAAGGGGAAATTTCTCTCAGAAGTGCCATTTCTATGCTCCTTTAAAATTGAGATTAACTATTATACTAATTTAATTCCGTTCAATTTAATTTTGTTGATTCACCAGTGGTTGCCGACCCTGCTGTTTGAAGAACTCCGCCGCCGCTGCAATGCTATTTTTCTTCTGTTCTTGATTACCATCTTCCCTGGCTGTTTGCACCTGGGAAGGCAGTGCCGCATTCGTCTTTAACGTTTCAATTTTTTGCTTGGTGGTTTCGAAATCGTTCTTTGCAGCAATTAACCATACTTCCTTGTGGGCAGGAAGAATTTTCCCCTGGGAAATGGCGGAATTAACCAGGTCTTCAGCAGCTTTTTCCTGGGCTTTTTTCTCGCGCTCTTCCAATCTGCGAATTCGTTCTTCCAGCTCCTTATCCACCTGGGAGTTTTCTTTTTCTGTCTCTTCGGTGGTAGTTTCTTGCTCATCAGTTTCTTCCTGGTTCGCCTGAGCGGCAAGAACGCTATTCATTTTTTCTTCCACTTGCTCCTGGGTTGCATCTTCCGGCAAACCTAATTTGGCTAAAAACTCTTTTGAAAATGCCATAATGTCCTCCTGGCTGTTTTGAATATGATCGATTTCATTATCCATATATGGGATATTCGTTAAAGCAACTGAATGTAAAATAGCTCCGATTTCCCGTCCCATTTTGTCTTTTGCGTTTAAACGATAAACCGGACTGAAATAGCGATATTCTTTGTTTTCGATTGCTTCTTTTGCTTTTGGCGTAAAATCCGGATATCGAATATACAGACCGTCAGATCGTGCCTGAACATCATTTTTAGGGCTCCACCCGGCAGCTCGTGCACCAGCATTCCACAACGACTCATGACCGTAATCAAACAGTATATCCTTTTTGGAATTTTTTATGTTATCAGCCATTTCCTGAATATGTCGGGAGGTAATTTCGTGCGGACCATCGGGATGATTTGGAAAATAACCGACTGGCACTATTTTAATAAATTCCGATTCTTCTGCAATCTCTGTAGCGTTGAAATAAAAACCGGACAATTTATTGCTGCCTCTTTTAAAAAGATTTCTTAAGCTCACGCTATTTCCTTTTTTGAATTTCGCTGGAAAAATAGAGCAATCACTATTCATTTAAAAATGTTCTCCATTCAGATATATATCTGGATGCCTATCTCTGCTTGAGTTTCCAAAAAATTCCATATATTGCCAACAAATTTTTAAAAGAGGGCAGAATGATTCAGGTTAATAAAAAAATTGGCATTCAAAATGTTGAATTCACTCCCAGCTTTTACAAAAATGCATATAGACAATATCAACAGGGAGTTTATCGAGACCTTATTGCTATGATGAATCGTGCAGAAACTGATTCTCATGTAGCGGGATGTCTCATTGGTCGTCGGGCTGGTTTTCAGCGAGAATTCTCGGTTTATGCATATTCGGATAATTCTAAAGATGCCGAGCGCGCGCAATGGATTCAGAATATTATTAATCAACTGGACACACGTCAGTTATTCAAAAGCATTCAGGAAGCAGTTTTAAAGAAATTTAGCGTTATTGATTTTGAATGGGAAATCAGAGATGGCTATCAGGTTCCGGTATCTTTTAAAAAACTGGATCAAAAATATTTTAAGTACGACGAAGATGGGAAATTAAAAATTGATTTTGGCAGAGAACTGCGGGATATCCCTGACGAAGCGCTGGTTTGTGAAACCAACGAAATGCCAGTGTTGCTTCCCGTTTTACGAGATTTCATTTTAAAAGAATTCGGATTAGAATCGTGGGCTTCTTTTATAGAAGCGTTTGGTGAGGGAATTATTTTAGGGAAATATCCACCTGGAGCTGACCAACAAACCAAAAATGATTTAGAGGCAGCCGTTAAAGCGGTGGCCAGGTCCAGCCGTGGTATTATGCCTGAAGATACATCTATTGAAATCATAGAAACTCAACGCAGTACCGGCGATCATAATCGATTTGTGGATCAGGCAGATAAGGGGATCTCAATATCCATTCTCGGTCATGCAAATGCTGTTGAGCAGTCTAAAGGGTTACAGGTAGGCGAGAATCTCAGTTCCTACAAAGTTAAACGAGAGATTGCTGTCGATGATATGTATTTCATTGATGCCCACATGAAGAAATTCATCCGCATGTTAATCGATAGAAATTTCGGCGATGCTCGTTATCCGGTTTTTGAAATGGACAAATCGGAGCCAATTAATGTTCGGGAAATGCTGGATATTTTAGATACGGCTTATCAACACGGCTTAAAGATTCATCCGGATGAATATAAAAAATTGGGTTTGTTCGTTTATGATGATCAGGAGCCAATTCAAAAAATAAGTTTGTTTTAAGGAGATGGTATGAAGAAAAAACGCTATTCGCCGGAAATGGTTAATGAAGCCAAATTACTTTATATCCAAAAGGGAATGACCCTTAAACAACTTGCTGAATACTTTGGTGAAAAAGGCCCCAGTATTCAAACTTTCTCTAATTGGGCAAAACGCAAAGATAAGCATGGGAAGACCTGGCACGATTATCGGGAAGAGTTTCAGGAAAAAAAATACAATGAACTCAGTCCGCGTAATATGGCGATGAAGATAATGGATAAAATCTGGGAAGCTCTGAATAGCGACATGGATTTGAGTAAATTGGGAGATTTGCTTGCAAAAACACAGAAGAGTCTTGAGAAATTAACGGATCCGGTTTACCAGGTTCCGGTAATGTACCAAATGCTACAGGACCTTATCCTGCATGCAAAAAAGAATTATCCGGATATAGTTACAGAAGACTTTTTAGAATGTATTCGTAGCTTTAAAAACAGTATTCGATCAAGACTTGAAAACGGAATGTAAAAAATGAGCCCACAAACTGTTTTAAAAAACATGCTATTTGCGAATATAACCCGTTCATTTTGCGTTCCGAACGGCAAACAGGTATAACAACTCATGAAACGAAAATTCGAGAAATTAGACCGGACTTTTGAGCATTTTTTAGATAATGTTCTTTTGCGAGTTTCCGAATCCGATTTAACTCCGGAAAAGCGAGCCGCAAGAAGAAAGAAAGCTGATGTGGATGATCTGGCTTTTGCCAAAATCTATTTCCCGGGAATTTTTAATTTGCCCTGGAATGATGCACATCGCTGGATAGCTTCTCTTAAATCCGGACGATATACAATATCCGGTTTTCGTAAGTGTGGTAAATCGGCTTTTACTTATGTTACTAAGGCGATTAAACCAATTTGTTTACGCATTGGTGGAATTGTTAACATCAATGCCCGGACAATGGAAATTTCCGATGAACGCACTGCTGCCCTGGTTAGATTAATGATGCGCAACAAAATGCTGGTTTATGATTACGATATTGAATTGGAACAGAAGCTAAAGGGCTTTTACATCATTAATAATACCTACCTTATTGCAGGATCTTTCTCCACGGGTTTACGTAACCTGGTAGATGATCAATTTAAACGAATTCGAGTCGCCATTAACGACGATCTATATAATAAAAATACAGTAACATCAGAATTGGATAATGAGCGTGTTTTTGATTTTGTAGAAAGTGAAGTAAGCGGTCAATTAGAAGATGATGCTCTCTGCATCACAATGGGAAACAGTATTTCTGAAACCTGTCCTATTGTAAGATTAAAAGAAGCGCATCCGGATAACCATTTCAGTCTTCCTGCATTAGATGAAAACGGACAATCAACCTGGCCGGAATATCGCACAACCGAAGAATGGATTGAGTTCTCCAGAACAATTCCCTGGGATGTATGGCTCGGTGAATATATGGATAGGCCTTCTATTAAAGGCGATGTATTTCAACCGGATTGGTTGCGATATATTAACATAAATTTATTGACGGTGCTGGCATCGGTTAGTGCGTGTGATCCCAGTCATGGAACCAGCCCGGCTGCTTGCGATAAAGCCGTTTTAACTGTCAGTTTATGCAGCAACCATGAAGTTGTAGTGCAGGACATCTGGATTCGTAAAGAATCCTATTTGAATATGTTTGATTATGTAGATGAGCTTCGTTATAAAATTGATAAATGGAAAATTTTACTTTTCGAAAATGATTTCAATCAATGGGATTTTGCAGAACCTTATTATCAAGACTGGGTCAGAAAACGCCAAAAAACGTTACCGATATTTAGACATTTTGCCAGACAATTAGCAACCGAACATAGAGCAGCAGATAAAGAGAGCCGTATTTTGAATTTAGTGCATCCGCATCAAACCGGAATGATTCTTTATTCGGAGCATATTAAAAACACTGCTGATTTTGAGCGCTTTAAAACTCAATTCCTGGCCTTTGGTCGGACAAAAGAAAAATTAGACGGACTGGACGCTCTGGCAACAGCATATATAATGGTTTTCCGATATCTGCAAAGTGGTGGTCGGTTCAGGACTATTAAAGAGAAAATTTTTGAATCGACTTCCTGGTTTAGAAAGGGATAGTATGCTGGAATATGATAAAAATTTTGCGGATAAATTACTGAATAGAATATTAAAAGGATTCCAGAGCCAGCGGCTTTTAAATATGCTGGGACTGGCGGTCAGGCGTATTATTCAGGACCGTACCCGCAAAGGAGTTGATGTTGAAGGAAAACCTTTTAAAGAATATTCTAAAGGTCATGCCAGGAAGAGAGAAAAATTAGATCTTCCTGTTTATCCGGTAAATCTGCAAATGGATGATGTGGAGGGGATGTTAAGAAAGATTGATCATGCCATTACCAGAGAATTCGAAGAACTAAAGGTATTTATTGATGATCCGGAAAAAGAACAGATTGCACGCTACCATAATATATTGGGAGCAGGGAAGAGCAAAGTTATTCGACGCTTCTGGGGATTAAATGACACGGAAATAAATAAAATTCATCAGATCGTCGGATTGGAAATTGCAAATGTTTTGAAAAAATTATAGGAGGATTTATGGCTCTCATCGACATACAATATGTGAAAGATAATTTTGAAGAGTGGGAAGAATACTGTACGGTTCCCAATTCAGCCATTGATCCTGAAAAAACCTTAAGTCGCAAAATTGCTCTGGCAGAAGCAGAATTATTGGAATATGTCACAGTTGATCAGCAGACAATTAGCGATTCTTTAAAAAAGCATCTTCTTAATTTAATCCGATATCAATGTTTTTTAATCAAACATGGCGACACACAATTCGAGTATCCACCAGCAATTGTTAAGGATTATAATAAAAGTATTTCTATTCTGGAAAAATATAGAAAAGGCGAAATAAAATTCCCTCCGGATCCGCCGAACGCCGATAAAGATGATGTTCGTTTTAGTGCCAAAGACCGTCAGTTTGACGAATGGTTTTTTTAATGGGAGATTGTTATGTATGATACACAAAAAGCGATTGTAGAACATTTAAAAAAAATCGATCTGGCCCGCACCGTAAAACCATATGCCGGAGAAGTAAGGGATGCAATAAAGCTACGAAATTTATTGCCTGCCATTTTCCCGGTATTTGTAAATGGCACAGTGGGAGCGCATAATCCTTCTTTTCGATTCGATTTGTTGGTCATTACGGAGACCAGAACGCTTGATAAACAGGATAACATAGAAGCCAATTTGCAGCTCTCTCAAAAAATAGTGGATTATCTGCGCGATAACTGGAACTGGAGCGATGGTAAATATTATTACAGTATCCTTCAAACCGATGATGCTGGTGCGCAAATAGAAGCAGAAACCTTGTTAATTGAACCCCGCTTTACGGTGGTTCTTTTGAAAATAACGGTCTTCAAACAATAACTTAAGGAGGTGCAATCATGTTTTTAGGCATTTCTTATGATAAGTGGCATGGCATTTTAGCGCTGCTTGTCATCGGCCTTATATTCGCTATAACTCTCGTGCTAATCCATGGCATAATGAGTCCCGGTATGGAGTTTCTTACAGCCTGGCTGATTGGGTTTTTTGTTGCTCATCATCTTCAATCATGGAATGAAGCCAGGCAGGCAATAGACCCAATGATTCAATTTAAATATGGGTCTTATGAAGCTTTTCAAGCTAATAGTTTAAATGACTGGAGATATTTCTGGTATGGTGTTTTTTTAAGTATGTTTGTACTGGGAATAATAGCAAGCTTTTTTCTATAATTTAAACAAGGGAAGTTGGCCGCTTTTTTCCAATTTATTGCGGCGACGATTGGATATGTGCCTTTTCATATCGTATCGTAAATGGCATTTCTGACACATCGCCCGGAGATTGAAGAATGAATTATTGGTTACATCATGATCTAAATGAGCAACCGTTAAAATTACCCTGGTCATTCTGTATGCCGGGAATTCTGACATGCGAGAATGCCCCAAAAGTTTACCAGTCCGATCACAAAAAACGCGGCCATCTTCCGTCATATAACAATCATCTCCACGTAAAATAATTTGTCCGTTCGGCGCCCCACATACTTCGCACTTATTGCGCGCTCGATAAAAACGAATAAACCGACTTCTTAACTTCCAATCTGACGGATAAAGCTTTCTTTTGTCCGAATTAATTGGCATAAAGATCTCCTA